GACAGGCCGTTAGCCTTTAGGATTGAGGATATTTTATTTTCCATGTTATTTAGACTTGGCCAAGATTAGGGTCGTTATTCTGCCACTCGTCTGTCTTAGTCAACTCAGCGGCCTCGTCACGGGTTAACACACCAGTCTTATCAACTGGCTCTTCTATATACTCTAAACAAAATTCCGTTGCTGTTAAGTTCCATTTAATAAACTGTTTAAATTGTAGCCAGTTTACATTGTTTAATTCGTTAATGTTATAGATATGATACCAGTAGTTCATAATCCGTAATTTGATTTGGTTGAGTTATAGTTGTCGCTTATTTCTGTGGCAGATAGTGTGCGATTATAGTTCAACAACTCGCCTACTCTAATGTTATTAAATCGACCAAATGTAGCAGAACCAACAAAATAAAATGCCCCTAAAATTGGTCGAGTTGATGTGTTATTTGCCTGTGTCCAGCTTTGCCCAGCTGTTAAAGTATGGTTTTGAGTAACTACTTGTGTTCCATTTATATATATTCTAAGCGTGCATGCAGTGTCACTTGTGTAAGTAAATGTAAAGGTAATGTGTCTCCACGTTCCTGTTGTAATTGTTTGGGCATAAACCGTTCTTCTGTCCCAATATGGAGTCACTGATGCCCCTATAATACTTGCCCAACCATTACCAGTTACTGTATTGCCTGTATTGTTTCTATGGTCAAAATTATATGGAGAGTAACCACTATATGTAGCGTTAACAAGTACGTCAAGACCTTGTGGGGCTGTTACATGATACATCCACATGCTCCATGTCCAACCTGAAGTTGCAATGTCAAATAGTGTCGTGTCTGAATTTCCCCATATGTAATCATTTACTCCGTCTAATTCAAAATATCTTCGACCACCACTAACCGCCCATGTAGCGCCTACCACGTTAAAGTTATAAGCACTATTTGAGAGGTCGTACCACACGCTCCCGCTTCCCGAATAGCTGTCGAGGTTGTACGCATCGAGGTACAACTTCAGGCCGTTAGTGACAACAGGGTACCGTCTTCTTGCCGAAGCAACTGCATTAAGGAACATCATACCAGTGCGCGTTCTCCAGTTAAAGTCCAAGTATCTGATGCAACTCTTTTAAGAGCAATAACACTATACCGAGCAAATGTTTTCAATGTTTCAGTAGAGTTTATACTAACGCCAGTTGCGCCAGCAATAGTTAATTGACCAGTGTTGTTTTGTTCAAAATAAATCTCAGTATCAGCAACCCACGTTACGCTTGCCTGTGCTGGGACAGTTATTGTTACTGCTGTTGTGGATGTCGTCTGTATGTAATATCCAGCGTCAGAAAGTTGAAGCGTGTAAGCCGTGCCACCTTGTGTTCTTACAATGCTATAACTGCTGCCTCCGCCGCCACTAACAGTTCCCCATGAAGTGTCGTAGTCTGTTGCTGAGTTCTTGATAAGGGCCTGACCTGTAGTTCCACCAGTGGGAACTCCTACACCTGTGGCTCCAGTAACCCCAGTTGCCCCAGTTGCTCCAGTTGCTCCTGTAGGGCCAACAGGACCAGGAACAGTTGAATCAGCTCCAGTAGGACCTATTGGACCCTGTAGTCCCTGTGCTCCTGTTTCGCCTGTCGCTCCTGTAGCACCAGTTACCCCAGTGGGTCCCTGTATCCCTTGTATTCCCTGAGGCCCAGTTTCACCAGTTGCCCCTGTAGCTCCTGTCGGACCCTGAATTCCTTGAATACCCTGGGGACCTGTCTCGCCTGTAGCCCCTGTAGCCCCTGTAGCTCCCGTGGCCCCAGTAGGTCCTGGCACTGTAGATGTAGCTCCCGTAGCTCCCGTAGCCCCAGTTGGTCCTATAGGTCCTTGAGGACCCGTCTCCCCTGTGGCGCCAGTTGGCCCCGTGGCACCCGCAACACCAGTAGCCCCAGTTGCACCTGTAGGACCAAGCTGAGTGTAGGTTACCTGTGTGATGCCACAGATAGCAGATGGGGCGGCTGGGATGTTGTTGATAGGTATTGCTTGAAGAGAGATGTCTGTAGATTCGGACTGCCAGTATATCTCTACATAATCATTTGCAGCAGTAGATGTACCTACAAATGTTATAGTTAATGGAGCTTCAGAAGGTTCTTCAGAACTTTTCCTGGGTTCTTGTGTGGTATGAATGGTAGAGTTAGCGTAATCACTTCCGTTAAGCTTTATCCAAAATTCACTTTCTTGTACAGCGTTTGAGGCGTTTGTTATCTGAATTACACAAGTAAGTGTATATGTTCCTGGGTTGGCAATAACTATCCTTGAATTGTTTTGAATAGATATTCCGTTTGACGTGTATGTCCCGTTAAACGTAATTGCCTGTGGAGTATTTATAGCGCCTATCGTCTGAGTAGACGAGCTATAAAATGAACCATAGTGACCTATTGTTCCGCCAGCGCCTGTAACCCCAGCAACACCAGTGGCCCCAGTAGCTCCTGTTGCTCCAGTAACCCCTGTAGCCCCAGTTGGTCCAGCCACGGTTGAAGTAGCACCCGTAGCTCCAGTCGCACCAGTTGCTCCAGTAGGACCAGCTTCCCCTTGTAATCCTTGCGGTCCAGTCTCTCCAGTAGCTCCTGTAGCTCCAGTAACCCCAGCGGCCCCAGTAGGTCCCTGGACCCCTTGAATACCCTGCGCTCCAGTTTCACCTGTAGCGCCTGTTGCCCCTGTTACACCGATTGTTCCTTGAGGGCCAGTCTCTCCTGTTGCACCTGTAGCTCCTGTTGCACCTGTGGGTCCAACAACAGTGGAGTCTGCTCCTGTTGCTCCAGTCGCACCTGTTGCTCCCGTAACTCCCGTAGGCCCAATCGGACCCTGTACTGTAGATGTCGCACCAGTAGCTCCCGTAGGTCCTTGCTCACCCTGTATGCCTTGAGGTCCTTGTGGACCAGGAACCGTTGAATCAGCTCCTGTAGCGCCCGTCGCCCCTGTAGCGCCCGTCGCCCCCGTAATGCCTGTAGCTCCTGTTGCGCCAGTAACACCCTGTATGCCTTGAATGCCTTGTATTCCTTGTGCGCCAGTCTCTCCTGTGGCTCCTGTAACACCAGTAGGGCCTTGTACGGTAGAATCAGCCCCTGTAGGCCCTTGAGCCCCAGTTGGTCCAGTAATCCCAGTTGCGCCAACAGCTCCAGCCACAGCTGGCATCATCACGTCTACAATAGACGGAGATGGCTGAGTTATCTCAACATTCTGTTGTTCTGGCTGAGTTACTTCTATAATCATCTTAGCTGAGTTGATTTATTTCTTCTTGACATAGAGCAATCGCATCATCATATCCAGACAGACCAGTAATGCCCATATTTTCAAGAAGCAGTTTGGTCACGTTGAGGTGATTTATCTTAGAGTTTAAGCAGTCTATGATTTGCTGATTATTCATGTTACTCGTACAGATGTAGGTTCCAGTTTAATTTATAATCAGCCGCTGTTGGACCAGTAGTTTTCCAACCAAAACCAAACCACATAGAACCACCCGTTATACCAAGTCCAGTAAGAGATATAGTATTTTTAGCCGATAGAATACTTGAAGAGGCGTCTAACAAAGACTCAGCTACACCTATACATGTATACGTTAACGAATTGGTATTTTCTGGCGCGGCAGTTGCGCTGTGCCAGAGAGACATAAAGAACGTCTGGTTTGTTACAGTAGCCGAACCCCAATTAAGCCCCCTTGTGCTCATCTCAATCTTAGAAACATTATGAGGCACATCTATAAGAGAACCCTTTACATTATACGTTAAGGATGAGTGAGTAGAAGAGTTAGGCGTGGGTGGTGTTCCAGCGTGATTGTAACTAATAGAAGATGTTATTTGGTCAGTTACTGAATCAGAATATGCAGGACCAAAAGCAGGGGGGGCGTATAGCACATTTGTAGCAGTGCCTTTTGTGGCATAAAATCCATTGTAACTACTTGAACGCAAAGATGTTACCGTTCCAGTAGGGCCCGTTGCACCTGTGCTGCCAGTAGCTCCTGTAGGTCCAGTAACGCTGGTTCCAGTAATTCCCGTAGCGCCTGTAGCTCCCGTAGGTCCTTGTACTGTAGACGCCGCTCCTGTAGCTCCCGTAGGTCCAGCTGGACCAGTGTCACCAGTGTTTCCTTGAGAACCCGTAGGGCCAGGAATGCCCTGGTCCCCTCTTACAGAAGGAACTTTGACTTCAACAATAATGTTGCTTCCCTCTATAATCGTTGTAGCCATTAGACCTGGGTTATGTCATCGTTCACTACAAACGAACCACGGATAATAGTCTTGTACACGCCAGAAGCAACAGACTGAATATCGTATACATATCTGCCTGGGTTGATTTGCTTCATCACTGTATTCAAGGCAGTTATGGTGATGTTGCCTAAATTGTCAACCACGATTTGTTCGAACGAAAGGTTCGTCTCTGGGGCAGAGCCCTCTTCTATAATCTTAGTCTCTTTAGCGTCTGGTGTGCTGAGGATGACCTTTCCTTTTACCACCTCTCCAGTGGTAGACAGGGGGTCAACAAAGCTAGGCTCCCTCACCTGCATGAGGAATGAATAGTTAAGCGAAGTCAGTTCTATGGCTACTCCTTCTGAATCCTTCAGGCGAAGGTTAAGCAGGAAGGTGTCCCCTCTTTTGCAGACGATGTCAAGTTTGTCTGCGGTATCTAGTGAAATCTTGTTAGCCATCAGATTATACCCGCTTGTTTTCTTTGTTCTATAAGTCTGGCCTGCTCGTTTGCCTGCTTGGTGACCCTCATGTCCTTCCTGTCTTCCTTAAACACCTCTAGCTTTTCCTTAAAGTCCTTCTCGTCAGTCTTAAAACCAAGCATAGCCTGAGCCTTGAGCATCTCTACCTGCATCCTGTAGCCGTGCCTCATCTCCTCCATCTGCATCTCTAGCTGAGCCTGAAGCTGCATCTTCTGAGCTTCAATCTGCGCCTGAGCCTGCATCTCCTGCATCTTAGCCTGAGACGTAGCCTGAGCAGACTGCTGCTGAATCTGAGCTTGCATCTGCGAGTTCTGCATAGCCTGCTCTTGCATGCGCTTCATGCGCTTCTTTCTGCGAGCAACCAACAGCCTCTCAGCTTGATTCACATCCTTCATGTTTCGGATGGCAATAGCGTCCTCTATATCAAGCTCTTTCTGTTGCAAAGACATCTGGATGTTTTGCTCCAAATAGGCCTTCTCCTGGTCCTCCATATCCTTCACCACCTGCACCCCGAAGTTGTACATAGGGAGTTCACTAAACGACGAAAGCACACCCATATTCGTCTTTCCAATGGCGTTCTCGTAAATCCTATACAAGACACAGTCATTGGGAAGAATTTGAATACACTTGACGATATCCTCGCACACTTTCTTAAAGAGAATCATGGAGGCGTTCGTAATGTCGTATGTAGCGTTGTTGGAAGCAGCGATAGCCTGCTCTCTTACACCAACCAGCGCGTCACCTTTCGGGGTAGACGCATCCATCACCTCGTTGATTCCAGTCACATCGCGAATCATCCTGAGGTAGTGATTGTAGATGCCAATCAACTCATTGATGTTTCTGATGCTGTTCCCGATTTCTCTGATGGGAGGGTTCTGGAAGCCTCCCTCTGGATTTTTGCTTCTGTAGTAGAAGACGCCAGTCTGCTCGTAGATATCGTGAAGCTCAAGCGGCTGTAACTCGCCTCCCTTGCCAAGCTGTACGTTTTCTAAGCCTTCGATGTCGATGATAAGTCCATCAGGCTTTGCTTTGGCGATAGCCTGTTGAATTTTCAGGTGAGTCAGTTGCAGCATGTCGGCAAAACCAACGCAGCTGTCCACCATGCTCTTGGGCATCATGCTCATGAAGTTGGTGGCAACGACAGAGTATGACATACGAGCCTTGGTGATGTCGTGGATATTTTTAGGGATGTTTTTTATACGACCATATCCAAACATATAGTTGTCAGAATCCATCACATAACTGCCACCGTATACCGTGGCCAGGGTCATCATGTGAGGGGTTCTTTCGTATACACTACCAGGGCGCTCTGCGTACTCAAATCCCTTGTAGAAGAAGTTCTTGTTTCCGTATCTGCTCTCCTTCTCCTCGAAGTAAATCTTGTCTACAGAGATGAACTCGAAGTCCATGATATCAACCATGTACTCGTCATAACCGTATACGTTTTTCTTGAGCTTGTCGTCGTACTTGTACTTGTCGATTGCCGAAGGGTCATTGCCCGCCTTGTTCTTTATTCTCGTAGCAATCTTTTTCATCGTGTCCTCGTCAAACTCTCCGTTAGCAAGACGGCGGAGTTCGTTAAGGCTAATACGCTTAATACTTCCAGCGTATACGATGTCTTCAAAGTTTAGGTCTTCGGTGTAGCTGTGGACAAACCTGGCTGGGTCTACGTATTCAGTTACTATCCCTGAATTGGGGTCGTTACGACGCTTTACCACTGCCATCCCAAGTGCAGCCAAATCGTTGACACAACGTCTGTATACCCCGTCGTTAAAGTTATTCCAAGACAGTGTCATACTCGTTCCAATCTGAGCTGCAATCTCTGCGTCAGTCTTGGTGTTGGTGCCCATAAATATTTCAGCCTCTTCGAGCGTCTCTGGAAGCTGTTCTGGGTCAATGTCAAGAACGAGTCCTGTCTGTTGCTTCAGGGCCAGGAGTTGCTCTCTAGCCTCTACCTGCATCTCAATTCTGCGCTTCTTGTCGTTCTTTTCAGAAGACGAAAGCGGGTCGATAGCTTCAAGGTTTGGGTATGGGTCTCTAGAGAGAATCTTGTTTACTACAACACGGACGAACTTCGGAAGAACAGGGACTGGAGTATAGTCGATGTTCAGGAGGCTTCCGTCGTTATTGTTCGGGTCAAGCGTGTGCAGAAGCTGTTTATAGATGGACGTGTCTTGCGTCCCGTTAGCGTAATTTCTAGAACGCTCAAACGTGGAATTACGTCTGCTAAACAAAGAGTCATTGCTATTTAGGCTACCCCACTGAGACTCAATAGCTTTTGCGTATTTCAAGCCGTACTCCTTACCCTCCTTTATCGCGGTTTCCGCTAGCGGGTCAGGAAATCCACCTGTATTTCTATTGTCCTTGTTATACATTATTGCCTAGATACTAAAAAGCATCATGCAAATATAACAAAATCAGCCGATGGCCTTGTACGTCCTAAAAAACTTCTTGTCTTCAAATGTCACAACTCGCTTTTCTTTAGCCTTTTGCGCAGCCAAAAGAGCAAGGCCAGAACTAATAGACAAGTCATATTTAGTACGGTCGTGAATCTTAAATCCTATCCAATCTTCCATCGTCCTGTCAAAATACATCTTGCCCATCTCTCCTGTATCGTAGTTTACTCCGACGTGGTTATGTACAAAACTTTCTATGGCCTGGGCGTGAGCGTGTAGGATGTCCTGTGAGTTTGACGGAACGCCTTTTGTCTTAGAACTCGTAGGGGCTCCAGCAACCTTGAGGTGTTCTGGCCTGTCCATGATGTACCCATCGTAACCCCTCTGCTCGAAGTAACGTACGATACCATATTTATTGTTTTCTATGAGCAACGGGTAGCCGTAGAAAAAAGCACACATCAACACGTCCTCGTAGAAAATCTTAGCCATGTCTGGACGAGAGGCATACTCCACCACAAACATATTCGGAGGCCTGTTCATAGAGAACTTGTTGTACATATGCAGGGCGCCTTTAGAGCCCCTTCCGTCTACCGTGGCGTCGATGTCATAGGAGTCAACCCCGCCGCATCCATAGTCAGCGAATGGGGCCACACGCTGCCCCCTGTGTTCTTGTATTACACACCGTTCTTCCGCAGGCGGCATCCAGCATACATGGAACCTTCCGTTTACATCTGGGGAAAAAACTACCTTCTTGTCCTTCTCCTCCCATATAAAGTTTCCTCGTACAACTGGGTTTGGGAACAGGTCTTGGTTGTGGTCTATCTGCTCGTAAATCTTACCTACGTTGAAGATGCTACCAGACACGCTGTCCCTGAAGGCCTCGTCCTCTGTAAAAGGAAACTGCCTTATGATTTCATTCATCTCAGAGGAGTCGTGCCTAAGGCTGTCCCTTTCGTTGCGCAGGTAGTCTTTTGCCCCAATGCTAACGTAGCCCCCGTCCATAGACTCTACTTCTCCTTCTGGCTTATCTACGATAGGATTGCCATATACGTCAAAGAAACCCTCAAGGGCTTCGTAGGCAGGTATGAATATTTTATACAGTCCGCTCTTGGTTCTTCCGTTAGCGTTTCTTTCATACGGGTTACTGTCAGCCCACAGCTTCTTGTAATGCTCTCCTCCATTCTTCATAGGATTTACCGTACTCCCAACCAAAGCCTTCCCCACAATGTTCTTGCCCACAATAAGGCAGGTTCTTTGAATCCTCCACGCCTCTCTGATGTCTGATGGGTTCTCCCACTTACCAGCCTCATCGAGGTACAGCATATGAAGCTTCTCACCGTCGTATGCGTTGTTGGTGGTGTTCTTCCAGTTGATTATAGTGTTGAGTGCATCACCAGTGTACGAAGTCTTGTTGTTCTTTGTGATTCGCTTAGACGGCTCTCTAAACGCCAACTCCATACGTGGGTTAGTAGTACCATCCTGTATAGGCTTGAAGAAAAACGGGTACGACTGGAATATCTGCACAACCTTCTTCATGAAGATGTTTTCTTGGGCATCCTTACCAGTCTTCGACTGTATGCCAAGAAGTTTGTCTTTAACCTGCGTAGCCTCGTCCACAAGGATAGAAGTACAGACATTAGTGTAACCAGAGCGTCTACACTTAGTGTAAAGCTGACCAACACAACGGTTATCAGCCTCACAAGCAGCCAGATGAATAAATATTTCACGTTGAAACTGTAGGAACGAAGGGTACCCGATGTCAATCTTGCTCCACTGCAAGAACATATAGTGCCTGCCAGTGATGTACGTCGGTTCTCCGTTGTTGTAGAACCATACCCCCTCCCTTCTTCGTTTGAACTCCTGTTCGATATACGGTGAGAACTTTGCCCTAAACTCTGGTGGCTTCTCCATCCATTCGTCCATAGACTTCACCTTAAGCAGTTCTTGTGGAACTCTAATCCTGGACCACATCTGCTCTTTCTTTGGCAGGTCGTGGAACAGTATCTGATTCTTCGGAGGGCGTTTGGGTAAAACAACAAGAAGCCCGTGAAGCTCTATGACTTCTCCGTGGCTTCCGTTGGGGTCTATCTTTATGGCTAACTCTTTATAGCCTTCTACGCTTACTAAAGAACTCATCAATTATATTTCAAAGCCCTGCCTATAGAAGGCAGATGCTCCGCAAATATACTCTTGATGGCTTTTGCAACCATTTGTATTTCAAGTTGTGCGTGTTGGTCGTCGCGAATATCGAGGAAATGAATCCAAGAGCGAACGCTACCAGTCATATGCAGCTTAGTCTTTGTAGCCATAGGAAGCACCATCCTAGCTGTCTCTCTAGATACCCCGCATTCGATGAGGTTGTTGTAGAGTTGCTCGCATGCAGCCAGCACCATCTGCACCTTGTTGTATAGAACAATGCTGTCTACGGGCTCTGTAGATGACTGCCTGTTGTTGGAAGCCTGATAACGAAGCTCGACTGGTTCGAATATGTTCCCAAGCTGGTTCACGTCTTGGTATCTCTGGCTAAACTCTTGGAACGTAAAACTCCTGTGTCTAAGCAACTGGATGGCGATAGCCTTGCTGGTTTCTATTTCGAACGTCATGTAAGAATGCTCGAATGGAGACCAGTGCTTATTTACGATAAGGTACTTTACGAGCGATTCGTAATTCTCCTTCTTATTCTCGCGAGAGCTAGAAACACGTGCAACCTCGACAATGTGTTCTTCAGCATTGGGAGTGATGGACAAAAGTTTTACTTTCATTTTATTTATAACCGTGATGGTTTTTTACTTCATTGAATTGTCATTGCAGCTATAATGATGCATTTTTACTTCATTTGCATCAACAATCAGGCATTATGCTCAAGGGTAATTCCCGAGTTTGGACGTGTTTTACTCCCGAGTTTGGCAGCCAGGGTAGGAGTCGAACCTACATTCAGTGGCATGAAGCCAGCCATTCTACCAGTTGAACTACCTGGCTGAGTTTTGTAGTCAGGGCAGGAATCGAACCTGCAATTGTGGTCTCCGTAATGAGTGTTGTTCCATTTCAACTTACCGAACGTGCGTCCGTTTACCTATCCACTACCTGACTATATAGAGCTTCTGAAAGGAGTCGAACCCTCAACCTACTGAGTACAAATCAGTTGCTCTACCAGTTGAGCTACAGAAGCATGGCGCGTCAGGCAGGACTTGAACCTGCAACCCTCGGTTTTGGAGACCGATGCTCTACCAGTTGAGCTACTGACGTGTTTTCTTGCGGTCACAATTTGTGACATCAAGAGTAGGGGCGACAGGAATCGAACCTGTAACCTTGATGATATAAGCATCCTGCTCTAACCAACTGAGCTACGCCCCCAGTTAATCGCACCTATTTAATCGTAGAGGTGCAGAACGCGAAATAAAGACCAGCACGTCAAAGAATTGTACCCCAACCAGGAATCGAACCTGAATTATTCGCTTAGAAGGCGAAGGCTTTATCCGTTAAGCTATTGGGGCGAATGCAGTCAGGGCGGGATTCGAACCCGCAGCCGCTCGGCGACAAACCAAACACTCTACCAGTTGAGCTACCTGACCTGAAGGGCTCACGCCTTTCTTCTATCGGGAACTAAAGCGTTCAGAATAGAGTCAAGCAGTCCGAATACTTTGTTGTCTCTTTCCGTCGGCGTGAGGTTCACGATAACTTTTACAAGCACCATCAAGGCCACAAGAATCTCCATGAGATTTCCAAGTGTGACCCAGCTGGTTTCAGCGACCGCTTCGTTCGGTGCCGTCTGAGCAACTGTTGCAGTATCTGCAACGGCTGCCATAGTGTCCATTACCACTGGCAATGAATCAACTACAGTTGCAAGGGTGTCAATCATGTTTTAGAGGGTTTCCGTTACTACTTGCTGTTTCTCTTGGGGGGTCTGTTATGGGCCCTGTTCTTCGAGGCGCTAATGTAGCCAACAATCTTCCCATTAGAACCATGTGCGGCATCTTTTTTATCACCGTTCCCATAGGTGCCGTTCTCCCTGTTGTACTGGTTGAGTTCAGCGCGATACTTTTTCGCGGCATCCGTCTTCCCGTACTTCTCGTACTCCTTCTTGTAGTCCCTTTTCTTCTTGACCCTCACACAGCAAATTTAGCCCTATACTCCAAAATATCGTTTCTGATAATGTCTAGGAACTCTTTGCTGCCAGAAGATGACGACATCTCTGTGTATAGATTCATTAAAATGCTTTTGCTTGGGTGGCAAGTGCTGGCTATGTAGTTGTCACCAAACCAAATCTTAAACCCAGATGGGATGGGCTGATATTTTGACTTCTTGACAAACAGCAATACTCCCCAACCGTGACCTATATAGTCTCCGTCATAAATCTCTAGAGGATGCTCGTCTTCCGAGTTTATAGACACGGGATATACTCCAGCGCATCCGTACTCCTGGTCCTTCATAAAGTCAAGCGTTACATTGACATCAAACGATATATCGTCATTAGATATGATGACGTCTTCGTTCTCTGCATGCTCTACACCAAGATTCCATGAAGGGTTTACGTACAGATTCTCTCCGCTATGGATGACCTTTACTTTTTCATAGTAAGGCATCTCTACCTTCTTGTCGGGCATGTTGTCTACCAAAAGAATCTCACTTACCAACGGGCAGTCGTTGTACTTCTCGATAAGCTCTATGATTCGGAGGTTCCTCCAAATGGTAGGGATGATGACACTATACATTTTTCTTTACTTTTTCTTCGTAATACTTAAAGTTATCCTTTAGTCGAATTTGCTCTGACTCTGGAATTTCTTTAAATGTATCTGATTCTAGAAACTTAATCATATTGTCATAAGCAAGTTGGTATTGACCAACATAAAAAGCCGCCATACAGTATTCGTCTATAAACAACCACTTCTTGATTGGAACATTAACAAACAGCACA